CTGTTTTTCCAGCGATCCATCAGAACTTAGCCACCATGCGCCACAGCCATGCTACAAAGGCTTGCCACTCTGATTTCAAGTAATCAATCATTTGTCTACCTTTGATTCAAGTTTATCGAACAAACGGTCAAGCAACATCTCAACGCGGTCGAACCGCTTATCCATCTCGGACTTGAGCGTATCCATTTCAGACTTCTTAACGTACGCGTCGCTGACGTGCAGCTTAAGGTCAGAGATGTCGGTCTTGAGTTCTTTGACCGAATCCCATAGCTGGCGGCAAAACCATCCCCCGACTGCGAATACCAATCCTATGCCTATGTTGATTACGTTTTGCCAGTCCATGTTACGGCCTCGGGGATAAATTGTTTAACTGACTAGGTACATTTGTGGCTTGCGCGCCTAATAAATAGTTTCGCAATTGAGGGTTCATGATACCTTGCGCGGGGTTATCAAACCTACCATAGTTAGGTATAGCATTTGCTTGAGCGCCTGCGGATAATAGCCTTTGGCGCATAATTGCAGACGTAGCAGCCGGAACCATTGGCAACAAAGCGCCTGCCGCAGCCGCAGTACCGCCGTATTGTGACCCAAATGCAGCGCCACCTGCGGAGGCCACCATGCCGCTTAAACTGTTTTGCAGCATAGTGCCCGCGCCTGGGGTGCCAATTGCGCTAGGTGCTTGGTTAACACGCGGAAATACGTTAGCAAATTCCGCAGCAATTTTTAAATCGCCGGTAATAAATCTACCGCGTTGTATGTCAGCGGCTAATTTTTTAGCATTAACTGAACCCCCACCTTCACGGATAGCGTCTTCAATTGTGTGGCTAATTGCCATACGTTGCCGCGATGCTTTGAACTGGTCAAGTAAAGCCGTTGCATTTGGGTTGCCGCTATTAGTTAACGACCTTTCAATTTGATTTTCTAACGCTTTTGCAATATCAAGTTTTGCATGACCAACTGCTGTATCACCTCTATTTATTGCGGCGTTGCCCTGCTCTTTTAGAACTTTGGTAGCGTTAACCGCGTCGGCCGAATTAAAATCATTAACTGTATAAGTTTTAATAAGGCTTTCAACTTCAGGTGGCACAGCGCCTTTGAACGACCTATTAGGGCCAACGTAAGTTCCTTCTACTCTTATAAGATCATCAATAAAATTGTTGTCTGCCGCAATTGTTCCTAATTGTTTAATTGGCTCATAGCCTTTTAAATATTCGTCTGCCCGAATGGCTTTCATAGCGTCAGACGTAAGGGGTGCAGTTTCGTCAATGCCTACCGCGCTGCGAGCTAATCTATCAGTTACCGCTTGGTTCTTAACTGATGCCAATTGCTCAACATTAGTTTTGCCCGCTATACGTTCAGCAAGTACGTTTTTGCCTTCAGGCGCTACGCTGCCAGGGGTCACTACATAACCTTTTTCTTGTGCGGCTCTAACTGTTGCATCACGCACGGCATTGATTTGCCCTTCTGTTTGTAACGCCGCCGCCGCGCGTTTGGCAACTGGTTGTATGACCGCTGCAACAGGTGCTAATGGATTAGTTACCGCCGCTGCGGTTTTTAACGCTGAGCCGACCATAGGCACTTTAGCGGTCGCCATAGCACCGCCAGTAAATAACATAGACAAATCTGACGCCGCGCCAACAGGGTCTTCAGCAAACGTGCGTTTGATTTTTTCCCAATCGCCGTAACGATCTTTATACATACCGCCCATTGCGTTAGCAATTTTAATGTTTTCGTTTAACAGTTCGGGGTTAACCGATACGTCTTTCCAATACTTTTGCGCGCTTTCAGGCAACACGTTATAGACGCCGCCAATGACGGCTTGGGTAAGCGTTTTGGCGGTATCAATAGGATGCGTAACGCCGTGATAAATACCTTTAGCAGTTTCCATTGCGCTGCTAGGTATGTTTTTTACAAACTCTAACGGCACTTCTGATGCGGCGTAATTACGTTGCGCGGGCATTCCTTCAGCGGGCATACCTTTGTTGGCGTTAACTATCGGCGCGGATTCCCAACCGCCGCTATCTACCACAGGCGCGTCTTGCCAACCCATTATGGTTTTCTCCGAGTAGATCCATCAGGGGCGGTAAATGTCGTTCCAGATGGCAACGCATTATATTCCGCGTTGGATTTAATAACTTTAGCAACACCTGCGTCTGTAGCTATATCACCTGTACTAGCGGGGGTTCTACCTTGTAATTTAATAACAGGGTCGTAAGGAAATTTAATACCCCTAGCTTCAGCGCCCGTAACTTCTTGGTTGTAAATATCAACTTTACCGCGAACAATATCGCCAAATACATCAAGCACGGAATTCATAGCGCTTGGGTCTGTTCCAAGACTACCCAACGCTTGTTTCATAGCTGCTTGCTGTTGTTGCGAAGGCTGCGCGTCCATCTTTTTTAGGTTGTCCATAATACCCATGAACAAACGTGAATTTAATTCTTCGGCGCTTTTGATACCTGCGGTGTCAATGCTTGTGCCAAGTCTATTATTCATAAATTTAGCAGTTTCAAGCATGGTTTCACCACCGGTGCCCATAAATCCTTTGGCGGTAGGCACAAGCGCTTTAGCTCTTTCAATGTTGTCAAGTACAGTAGACGCTTGTTTTAACTGGTCAAATGTGGCTCGGCTACCTTTCATAAATTCCGCTTGCGCGGTTTCGCTTGCAGGCGCAAATGCGTTTATGTGTGTAATTGCAGAAGGGGCTGCTCTTACTTTAGCAAACGCGGGAGCAGCGGGTGTTGCCGCAGGTTGAGGTTGCGTAATTAACGCATTTTGGCTAACCGGCGCAAAAGCGTTAACCGACGCGGGATTGACCATAATGCTTGACCCGCCGCCCATAGGCGTTGTTCCGCCGCCGCCCATCGTAATTTGCGGTGGTGGCGCGTTTGCGCCAGCTACAGGCACCGGCGCAGCAGCGCCGCCGCCGCGAGTAGACACGCCCATCAGAGTATTGTCTTCGCCGGTAAAATAATGTTGTGTAGGGTTTTTAATATCGTATGCTAAACGGGCGTACGCAGGGCCCGTAGCAGTGACCGCATTGGCGCGCGATGTTTGGTCTTTAAAGAAACTATCAAGACCCATTGCGGATTTTTTAAGTACGTTATCAAACCCAGATTTTGCAATTTCAGCATCTAAATTTGCAAGCGCGGCCTCAGGCGTCATTCCTTTTGCTTTAAGCGCGGGGCCAATAATAGGGTCGCTGAATTGACTAATTGTGTACGCGCGTAGACTTTCAGGTGAATTAACTGTTGTAAGTGCTTCGCGTGAATTTTTATACGCATTTCCTAACAACTCGCTGCGTGTTTTTTCCCCCGCCAAATGTTTGGCTTCAATGTCTAACGCCATTTTAGGGTTGGCTGCGCGCAAGCGTTGGATAAACGCCGGATCGTTTAAATTGCCACCTGAAGCAAAAGCATCGCGCAATGCGTTTTGACCTTCGTATTCTTGTTGCGCGCTTCGCAAAGCCATCATTTGGCCCATCTGGCCGAGCATATTAGGCTGTTCAATAGGGCGTACGCCTAGCGCGATATTTGGATCAATTGGCATGATTTAGTCCTTAACCGTAAGTATTTGGGCGGGCAAAGTTAACACCTGCTGCCGATTCATAAGGTGAATAAGCAAGCGATCCATTAGTTGTCGCCGTATTTACATACCCTGGGTTGGCCGTATAACTGTTGTTATTTTTATCTTGAAAAAGTTTCAACATTTGATTTTGATAGTAAGCGTTAGTCGCACCGCTAATACCTTGATTCAAAGCGTTGGCTTGACCGACCTGCCCTGCCGCTGTGGCGTTAGCCGCACCGGTGGTCAAGTTGGCTTGGTTTGTACCAAAACCAGTAAGAGCGCCGGTGACTTGATTGCCATAGTTGCCATAGGCGCTGTTAATTGCGCCGCCCGCGTTGCCTGTGGCGTTGTATAGACCTGTGCCTAACGCGCCATACGCACTACCTGCTGCATTGCCATAATTGCCGTATGCGTTACTAGCCGCCGAGCCATAGCCGCCATACGCGCCCATAGCGTTTGTACCGTAGTTGCCCGCAGCGTTTGATAAACCGCCCGCTGCGTTCATGCCAACGCCTTGTAGGCTTTGATACGGCGCAAGAGTGCTTTGGCGCATTGTTTGAAAACGATTAAAGGCGTTTTGATACTCTTGTGACGCCGCGTCTTGCCCAAAGCGTGTAGTTGCTTTAAGCGCAGCGCCCGAGATTAAACCACCACGGGCGGCAGATTGAGCATCAAGGGCTTTTAAACCTTCTTTTATGCGAAAAGCGTAACCAGGGTCTTGGTTAGCAGCAAACGCTTCGGGTGTAAATTCTGCGCTAGAATACTTACCATAATTTGCGGTGCCCGTGTTAGGGCCAAGCCCTAAGAATTCACGCAATTTATTTTGCCCTTCTAACCCTGCTTCTTGGTATGGGTTGTACGCACCTTCTTGCTTACCTAATACTTCTTTGGATACACCAAGTTGCGCGTCGCGTGTTTGGGCTGCAACCGCCAACTGAGCGTCGCGCGTTTGTTGTGCGACTGCTAACTGTTGGTTAAGTTGGTCTTGCTGCGACTGAATCTGCGCGGCTTGCACGTTGTTGGCGTTTCGCATTTGCGAATCCAACACTTGCTGTTGCGTTTTAATAGCAGACTGCGCGGCTTCGTATTGTTGTGCAATCGCCGCTTTAGATGCGTTGGCTTGCGTATTTGCGGCCGATTTTGCAGCTTGGCTGCTAACGACCGATCCAACCAAAGTTGCTCCAGCAACAGCAGTCATTCCCCAAGTCATAATAGTTCCTTTGCCTTAAATGAAGCAATTAAGCCCATGTCATTGTAACTTGGCGCAATTACTTCTGACTCAATTTCGTTTAAATTCTCTTCGCCAACGTGTTCGGTTAAATGAACCGTTGTCCAGAGCGTATCTTCTTCGGCGTACACGGCGCGCTTAAGCCCGACTTCTGAGATAAAAGTACAAGGCGCAGTTAAATTTTTTTGCCCAAATTCGGTAAAAACAGTAACTTTGCCTTTAGAGATAAAATTCAAGTGCTGGTGGCGGTGAATTTTACCAATGATCAGCGTTCCTTTTGGGATTAGCATCTCGCGGGCGTAGGTACAACATCCGTATTTTTCATCAATAGGCGTAAAGTAGTGTTTAAGCGTACAGTCTTCTAGCGTAGATTGAATCGCGCCATCATCAATCAATTTTTGCAATCCATCTTGCACAGTCAAAATATCCTGCCTAAACTTAACTTTAGAAGGTGTATTTTGAAATAACGAGAGGCTATAAGTTACCTTCACACCGCCTCCGCGCCGCTTGCCGTAATGGTCATGCCGGTTACCGAGGCTTTGACTTGGATTGTTTCACCCGCGTTCATAACCTGAAGACCATTCCATTGCAGCGTTTCTTTGGCGTTTAACGGTTGTTGGTAAAACATTGCATTGCCCGTGCCCGCCGTGCCTGATACAGGCACTAAGTACACGTCAAACGTGGCCGTTGCTGCCGTGGTATTGACCACGTCTATTTCTTTGACCATCGCCCGCGTAGACGCAGGGGTAGTGTACAAGGTCGTGGCGCCCGTAGTGATTGCGGCTTGGCCTAGCTTGACAGGGGTTATTGTTGAGTATGCCATTACAATCCTATCCACGCTAAAACGGTGTTGCTATCGGCTTGGGTGTTTAAACTTGTACCGGTAATTGAGCCGCCCGTAATAGCCACGGCGTTTGCATTTTGGGTAGACATTGTGCCTAGCCCCGACACTTGGGTGTTGGTAATAGCAATCGGCACAGTTGCGGCAGCGGTTAACTGCCCTTTTGCGTTAACGGTGTAAGTGGCTACCGCAGACGCCGAGCCATACGACGCTGCCGTTACACCGCTGTTGGATATGCCAACCGTAAGCGAGCCGCTACCAATAGTGCTAAAAAGCCCTGCGCTTGGCGTCAAATACGCAACCGTATAAGTGCCAGTGTTGTTGCCAATTAGGATTTGACCGTTTACAGGAACATCACTTGTACCCGTACCGCCTGATTGAGGAGGTGTGACACCTGTGCCGCCGCCCACAATGGTGTTGATATTGTTGAAATATCTAAACCATTGCGTTGTCATTAACCCTGAATTGGTTTCAATAACCGGTACGCGCGGCGCGGGGATTTGAGTAATATTAGGCATTTGTGCCGCTAATGATTAGTTCAGCGCCCACAATGTCAATCTTGACCGGATCGGTGCCTGATACCTCATAGACTCGGTCGCGCAGCTTTAACGTCATGCCTAGCCGACGCCAGATAGCGCGAGTGCCGTACTCACCAATTCTACCCATTGACGTCCAATGTTCGTTTGACCATGTGTGGCCACCGTCATCAGACCAACGCAACATGACTTGTGGCGTGTACCCAGGCGCCTCTGGGTACGCAGTAGTAGATAGCGCATACCCATCAGGGTAAGGCTCTGTTGCGTCTACTGTCACCAAAGGCTCAAACCCATCACCGCTTTCGGTGGTTAATTGGTCACTAGCTTGGGTAACCAAATAGCCTTGCGTAAACTCGGCTACCAATACGTCGCCCGCTTCGGTGGTTAAATCTTCGCCACCATCATACGCAGGGTATAAGTTTAATCCCACGCCTGTTTCGCAAGTTAATTGCAAACTGTGTTGTGATGTGCGTTTAAGATTGTTTTGACCGGTGGGCAACGCGCGCCATGAACGCAACCATTTTTGGGGTTGATCATTGTCGGCGTATTGCACCAAATCTAATTGATAAATGTTGCCGTTTTCAAAATCACCAACAATGATATTGCCTTGGAAATTGCATTGGCAATTGCCACGGTTGCGGGTAAACAGACCATTTGAAAATCCCCCGCGTTCGTGCCACCCTTGAGTGGCTACGTCGTAGACCCAAGTAATGTTAGCGGTAGGAAAATTCAACACATAAAAAGCATGACCGTCTTGTTGGTAGGTATACCCTACCGCGTTGGACATATCGCCATACTGTTGAATCTGCCACTCTACAGCGTGGGTGCTGATGCGAGTGCCGGTGTAGCCTTGCGAACGATAAACAATACCGTGACCGCGCGCGTCTTGGCCAAGCCAAAACAGCCCGTTATCCAATTTGGCAACGGAAAATGCTGCGGCGCAACCAATTTCGTTAAACGCGCCTTGGATGCGGGTAAGCGGAAAATCAGGCAACCCCGCGTCGTACCAAACTTCAATTGAATCTGTACCAAAAAGCCACGCCTCGCGGTGGTCTACGTTTACGCACACCAAGCCGTAGGGAGAACCTTCCGCGCTTGCAAACGACAAAGGGTCAATCTGAGTGCCGTCAAGCAATTGCGATACCCAAACCCTTTGGCTGTTTGGTTCGTTAAAAACAAAGTAGCCGTCAAGGTAACCCACCGTTACCGCACCCGTAAAATCAGGGTCGGTAATCTCGGCAAATTCGTCTAGAGGTTCGTTGTAGATGTACGACCGTGGGTTACACGCAATAAACAACTGAGTGCCGTTATCGGCAATGGATACTTGGCCTGTACCGCTAATAGCGCCTAATAATCGAGGTGTACCGGTCAAGCTATTTAGTTTATAAAACTCTTGACCAGAGGCAACGTAAAAGTCTGAACCATTGGTTTGATGCGCCCACAACCCACGGATGGGGCCTGTGCCAACGGTTTGCAAGAACTTTAGCCCTGGCGCTCTATTCAGGAACGCCGGTGTCTGCCCACCTTCGGGGATCATCTCGGGAAACAGATTCACCATCCGGCTGTCCGCAGCGTTTACGCTGCGAGCAACATAGGCGCTGCCGAGGATAGGCGTTTGCATTAAGCACTCACAACCTTGATAACCGCAAAGCGCAGAACAATAGCGTCTGTAAGCGCACCAAGGGTTAAGTTGCTGACGTTAATGGATGCTGACCCAGCAGCGGTAGATGCGTTAAACGCATACGCGCCCAACGTGCCGCCCGAGATATGGTTCATCACAATAATGTCGCCCGCCTCAATTACGCTGTTAGTAAGCGTAAACGAAACAATCGTAGTCGCCGCAAGTGAGGCGTTGTTCATTGTGATCTGGCCATTAGACGTATTTAGCGTGACGCCTGTTGCTTTGCTTGTAGCTTGAACAACCGCCCCGCCCGAGCCTGTGGCATAACCTTGCTTGCCTGTACCGGTAATCGTTTGGTTGCCGGTGGTGTTTAGGCTTGTACCAGTAGCTGCGCCTATCACCGGTGTGGTTAAGGACATTGAGGTGCTAGTACACGCCGAGATATTACCTGACGCAACCGTGCCTAAAACAGGGGCGGTCAACGTGGGTGAAGCAATGGTAGGTGAAGTTGCAAACACCGCCGAGCCTGTGCCGGTTTCATCTGTCAACGCGGTGCGTAAGTTTGCGCTTGATGGAGTAGCAAGGAAAGTAGCCACGCTTGCGCCTAAACCTGACACACCCGTAGCAACAGGTAACCCCGTACAGTTGGTCAGGACGCCCGAGGCGGGCGTTCCAAGTGCAGGAGTCACAAGCGTAGCGCTAGTAAACAAAAGCGCGTTGGTGACCTGTTTGGTAATGCCACCCTGCACAATTGGCAATACGTCTGTTGTAACAGCAGAGGTTGCAACGGGCAGCGCAGTAATGGCTACGTTTGGCATGGTTAGTCCTTAATAATTACCGGAGTAGATGTTAAATCGCTGACGGTTAGATACCAGAGCGTAAGGCATTGACATGATGTCGTCAGGGTTGTTGATGCGTTTGAGGTTGCGCTTAGAGGTCATCGCAATGCGCGACACTTGTTGCGACGGTTCCACACCAAACTCAGGCGCAAGTTCGCAAGCTAGGTTGTAGCGAAACGCCCTCATGTACCCAGGCGGGAAATAAAGGTTAGTTGCAAGGTTTGCGGGTTCGTCCAGCGCTTGCGCCGAGATAAAATGCCATTCCAAAGGCCGTGTAGGCTTTGGATAAATGGTCATCGTAATGTTGGGGTATTCCATGTTAATCCACATGACTTGTGGATAAGTGGAAGTCACCGTCTTTACAGCAATACCATCGTATTGCTGCTGATTGATCATCTTGATGCCAAACGACACGTTGGTGCTTGGATCACGGAAATAAGTGGCATCGTCTAACAGAATAGGGCGTACGCCTATGAAATCACCGGTGGGGCCAAGTGTGCGAGTGATAAGGTCAACTGGCCAAGTATACGTTTGGTCAATTGTATTGAACGTCGATAGACGCTCGGTTGACCAACTGTCAATCATTTGGTTAAGCGTCACTAGCGCGTCTTGCGAAGTAGCTGCCGAAGGCGTTTCACTCTCAGCGAGTACGCCAAGTAGCTTTAAAGCCCCATTGATCTGGTCAGAAGCGGTATACACGGTCACAATTTAACCTCTTTTTGTTGCTTTCGTTTTGCCCAAACCGCTTTCATTTGTTCTGATATAGCCGCGCATTGCTCAATGCTACGTTTTGTACCAGATGCCCATGTGTTACCTGACATTGATTTTGACCGTCTAAGTCTTTCATCCGTAGTAAATTGCGTGTTTATTGCGCGTGTGTTGCCAATTAAAGAAACAGAAATTTTTGCTCTAGTTTCAACAGAAAGAACTTTACCTTTGTTTAATTCGGATAAACGTTGTTTTTGATCTTCAGACGTTGTACAAATGCCTTTTTTTGCTTTGGATATGTTTGATTTGTGTTCGTGGGTAAATATTTTATTTTTAGCCGATGCGCTCATTTTTGCGCGTGTTTCTGCCGAATGTTTTGTGCCTAACGGGGAATTTGCTATAGAACGTTTATTGTATAAGGGTTGAAAAAAATCAATCCAAAGTTGCTCACGTTCAATTAAAGTAGTTTTATCTTCAACATATTCAACAATTTCCCAATCAAAAGCCTCAGCGCCGTATTTAATATATGCGTTCTGTAAATGTTCAGAATAATGTTTTTTAGCTCGCAATTGTCTTGAATGAGCATTCCACCTACGCTTAACATTTACAGACGAACCAACGTACATATCTTTTGTATGTTGGTTAACAATTGCGTATATCGCGGATGCCATAGTTATTCCGAAGTTTTACGACGACGTTTTAGCTCGTTGACAGGCTCCACCTCTACAGGCGTATCCAAAGTATATCGTACCCAACCGCTTTGTTCATCATATTCCGCTTCTTTATCTGAAGTGGCAACTTTTTGACCGTGCGTAGGGTGTTTTAGGTAAATTTGCATTTAGCATCCTAGTGCGAGGGGTGGGGGTTGCCCACCCCTCTACGCATTAACCTGCAATGCGGTAGAAAACATAAGTTGCGGCAGCGGTCTTGCGAACACGCCAATTGGCTGCCGTA